TCATCGCCGAGGGCACGATTGACGAGAGAATCCTCCGTGCCTTGAAACGGAAGGATAAGACACAGGCGGCACTGATTGAAGCCGTCAAAGCGGAGGTATCATGATGAACTATGAGATTCTGGCAAACGTCATCGTCGAACAGGCGGCGAAGGATTATCGGTGGGCGCGGACGGCTCTCGGAAAAGACGCAGAGAACATTGCAGCGGCAGCGATGCGCTCTGAGACGGAGCGGTTCTTCCGTTCCGCATGGTTCGGCCAGCTGACAAGTCTGGATGGAGAGTGGCTTCTTCAGAAGTTGGAGGGGGAATTTGTGTGACAGCGAAGGAGTATCTGAGTCAGGCATGGAACATTGACCGGCGCATCAATGATAAGGTCGCCCATGTGTCGCAGCTGCGTGACATGGCGATGAATGTGAGTGCCGTCATCAGCGATATGCCGAGGAGTCCGAGTCCGAACAATCAGCGGATGGAGAACATCATTGCGCGACTGACCGACACGGAAGATGAGATCAATGCAGACATTGACCGTCTGGTCAGTCTGAAACTTGAGATCATGAACACGATATGGCAGGTCACGGATGAAAATGCCCAGATGGTACTTGAGCGACGCTACCACAGCTTCAAATCGTGGGAAGATATTGCGGCAGATATGCGCGTCAGCATTCGGTGGGTGCATAAGATTCATGCCAAGGCTCTGGATGAAGTTGAAAAAATTTTGGAAAAAAGACAGCAAAGTGCGTCTGAGTTCACATAAGTTCACAAAGGTTCACGTTGCGTTCATAGGGTTGACAGTGATATGATATACTCAGCAAGAATAGGATATGGAATCAGCCTTCTCGGAGAAGCAATTCTCTGCGAGGGCTTTTTTGATGCCATCGAGGAGGTGCGCGATGCCGAGAAAGCCGAAACGACCCTGCCGCATGACAGGATGCTCGAATCTTACAGATCGAAAAAGCTGTTATTGTGAGGAGCACGAGAAAACGATGCAGCGGCACTATGACCACTTCACGCGTGGGTACGATCAGCACGAGAGATACGGCAGTGCATGGCGCAGGATTCGCGACCGTCACTTGTCAGCGCATCCGCTGTGTGAGTGTTGCAAGGAGCGGGGCAGATACGTTCTCGCGACGCTTGTGCATCATATTCGACCTCTCGCCGACGGCGGCACGCACAATGAGAGCAATTTGATGTCGCTCTGCGTATCGTGTCATGAACAGATTCACCAAAGAAAAAAGCCGTCCTAAATGAACAGCTTATTCATCGAATATATCCGCATGAGTTCCAGTTTCGACAAGGGTCAAGGTTAGGATGTCATTTTCAACGAGGTATACGAGCAACCAATCCGGTTGAATATGGCACTCGCGAAAGCCCGCCCAGTTCCCGTGGAGTTCGTGGTCGCGGTACTTGGCATCAAGTTTGCGCCCTTGCCTTAACGCATCGACAACATCGTCCAGTAGCTTGAGGTTCAGGCCGCGTTTCTTGGCACGCTTGTAGCTTTTCTTATAAGCGGTGGTGAACTTGATGTGATAGGTCATTCTTCCAATGCCCTCTTCAAGTCATCCATGTTGTCATAGCTAGGGACGTTTGGATCGCGAGAGATTCTTCTTGCTTCTTCCATAGCTGTCAAGGTGCTTTGCTTATAACGGGGCATTTCGATAGAAAATGGAATGCCTCCACGAAGGACACACTGATGGAGAAACATATTAACGGCACCGGACATATCCAGACCAAGCCCGGAAAACAATGCACCAGCCTGTTCTTTTATGTTTCGGTCAATTCTTATTTGAGTAGGGACAGTTGACATAATGAGCACGCTCCTTTCTTTTAGAAACAGTATAGCTTGTTTGGTTTACGATGTAAAGCAAAACATATACTCATGACTAGGGAGGGGCGGTCAAATCTCTAAAACCGCGCCATTACTGGACCGGGGAGGGGGCGTACGCACAAAAACGTCGGTTCAAACGGGGTATTAAAGAATGTGCATAGAAAACGAGCCATCAAGTCGGAGCGGAACCCCACACAAACTTGATGGCTCGTTTTACAGATGTGCTTTCCAGTCACGAGGAAAGCCCAAGTGGTATAACTCAATATCATCTGCATATTTTTGAAAGAGTTTTTCTGCACGCGGGACAAATTCTTCACTCCATTTTTGAGGGGAAGGATAGAGTGCTTTTATGACAAGCATAACAGCCCACATGCGCCAACGAACGCCGGCAGAGAGGTTAAATCCGGCAGGAGCTGCAGAAAACACACGATAGTACAAACGACCATAATGCGCACAGATATTTCGCGCATCTGTACAACAGCGCAGCCAGCTTTTTAAGACCGTATGGCTTGTGTTATATTGCCGCGCTATGGCTTTTTGATCTTGTGTGAGTAAGTCGCTATAAAAATATGACAGCATACCGAATGTGAATAACTCGGTAATTACCCATACTGGAAAATAACCGTGATATTTCTGTTGATGATGCTGTACAAAAGGGACGTTCCGATTACTGGTAATCTCTCTTTGTATATTTTCTAAAAATCGATCCGTGTTATGTCGCGCGTTAAAATTTGCAGAGTCGAGATATCCAAGGGCACCGTAACGTAGCCCGTGCAGATATGAAAGACGTGCCCGCAAAGCGATTTCAATGGACTCTATCGCACTGAAAAGGAGCGACCGCAACTCCCGATCAAACTCGTAAATACGATAAATTTTTTCAAAGGTTGTGTCCGAAAGAAAACTTCTGTCCTCATTTCTAAAGGGGAGGAAATAAGCAGACAGGCGGTAATAGTTGATGGTTGATAAAATTTCCTCTGCAAAAGTGGAATCGGAAATGATACAGCCATGATCTTTTAGAATGGCAATTTGTTCAGCAATGGTCGTAGGACGTTTTGTTTCTGTCATGATACATCATCCGTTTTTATAAAAAAATGTCTCCCCTGGGACACATCGTTGAGAGGTGCGGGGAGTCCTGTTACTTTGTATTATACACGAATTTGGCAATAAATCAAGGCAGCAGAATACCAAAAAAGTTCGTGTCTATAGTTTTGGAAAGGGGGCGAGAAGATGGCGCGTGACGGTACAAATCGCGGAGGACGGCGCATCCGCGCGGGAGACAAACCCGAACCACTCGCAGATAAGATTGCGGGCGGGCGAACGGCGCACATCATGGAGTTCCCCATGACGGAGTTGGACGGCACAGACCTTGTGGATGCCGCCGACCTCTATGGGGAGGAAATGCCAACACCGAGCGAGTTCCTATCTGCAAGGCAGCGCAACGGAAAGCCGCTCGGCGCGGATGAGATTTTCCGCGAAACATGGCTGTGGCTGAAGGAGCGCGGCTGTGAGCGGCTTGTGAATCCTCGCCTCATCGAAAGCTATGCGCAGGCATTTGCCCGCTTCATTCAGTGTGAGGAGGCGATGAGTCAATACGGGCTCATCGGCAAGCATCCGACCACAGGCGGCGCGATTGCAAGCCCCTTTGTCCAGATGGGGCAGGCGTTCCAGAAGCAGTCCAATCTGCTCTGGTACGAGATATTCGATATCGTAAAGCAGAACTGCACCACAACATTCGTCGGCTCTCCGCAGGAGGACCGGATGGAGCGGCTGCTGCGTTCGAGGAAGTAAGGAGGGATTCATTTGAACAAAACAACATCGGAGATGAAGCTCGTTCCAATCAGTAAACTCGTTCCGTATGCCAACAATGCACGAACGCATTCGCCCGAGCAGATCAACAAGCTGCGCGGCAGTCTGCGGGAGTTCGGATTCGTGAGTCCTGTCATTATCGACAAGGACTACGGCATTCTTGCAGGACACGGGCGCGTTATGGCTGCACGGGCGGAGGGCATGGAGAATGTGCCGTGCGTATTCGTCGACCATCTGACGGAAGCGCAAAAGAAAGCGTACATCCTCGCAGACAACCGTTTCGCACTCGATGCAGGATGGGATGAAGATATGCTGCGCGTCGAGATGGAAGCCTTGCAGGGTATGGACTTCGACATCTCACTCACGGGCTTTGACGAAGCGGAGATTACCGACCTGCTCTCACTGGATGATGGTGAAACACAGGAAGATGATTTCGATGTGGATGCGGAACTTGCAAAGCCCTGCGTTGCCAAAATAGGAGATGTGTGGCATCTCGGCAAGCACCGTGTCATCTGCGGAGATTCCACTCTCCCGGAGACGTACGAGCGTCTGCTTGGCGGCGAGAAGGTCAACCTTGTCTGCACGGACCCGCCGTATTTTGTGGCTCTGGAAAGTTCCTCCGGGAAAATCAAGAATGACGATCTGAATGACAAGGACGCTTACGAGTTCCTCAAATCCGCTTTTACCGCCTTTCACTCGGTGATGGCGACCGACGCTTCCATCTACGTTTTCTACGCAACAGCAAAAGCCCGCATCTTTCATGACGCTTATGAGGATGCGGGCTTTAAAGTTGGCGCAGGCTTGGTGTGGAAGAAAGACCGCCTTGTGCTCACACGGACGGACTGGAAGTACATCCACGAGCCGATTATCTGGGGATGGAGGAAGGATGGGCGGCACAGGTGGTACGGCGATCAGAAGCAGACCACTGTCTTTGCATTCGACCGCATCAAGGACTCGAAGAAGGACGGCTGCGGTCACCCATCCTCGAAGCCCGTGCCGCTCATCGCATATCTCATTAAGCAGTGTACGCAGACGAATGGTATCGTTCTTGACGGATTTCTTGGTTCTGCATCAACGCTGATCGCCTGTGACCAGTTGGGGCGTATCTGCTATGGCGTGGAACTTGAGCCGAAGTTCGTGGATGTTGCCGTCGAGCGGTACATTCAGAGTAGAGACGGGAATGCTGAAGATGTCTTTTTGGAACGCGACGGCGAGCGCATCCCTTACAAGGATGTGCCGAAACCGAAGGAGGAAGAATAATGCGTGTGTTTTTGAATCCGGGGCACGCCCCTAACGGAAATCCCGATCCCGGCGCGTGTGGATATGGGCTGCGGGAATGTGACGTTGCAAGGAATGTCGCCGACCTTGTGGCGGGGTATCTCGCTGCCGCAGGTGTCGAGGTGGGCGGCTGTCTGCAATCTGATAGCCTCCATGAAGTTGTCTCCGCTTCCAACTGCAGCGGTGCGGACGTATTCATCTCCATTCACTGCAACGCCTGTAACGGCACGGCAAACGGAACGGAGGTCTGGCACTACTACGGAAGCGGAGAGGGAGAGAAACTGGCACAGTGCATCCAGAATCAGATTGTGGATGCACTCGGAACCGTGGATCGCGGCGTGAAGGGGGCAAAGCCCGGTGTCAACGGTCTGTACGTTCTGAGCAACACCGATGCGGTCGCTGTGCTCGTGGAGCTTGCGTTTATTGACCATGCGGGCGATGCAGAATTGCTCCGCAGCCGGCAGGATGAATTTGCCCGCGCCATTGCGCGTGGGGTAACGGACTATGAAGGAGAGTGTTGAAGATGAAACTGGAACACATTCAAAACGAACTGAAGAATCATGTAGGAGATTTCGTGCGGACGGAGGCAAAGGAAGCGACCATCCTATGGCTGCACGAGAAAGGTCTCCCGGCGGCGCGTGAGGTGTCGGCGGCGTATACGGCGGCACTGAAGGAGAGCGCGGAGAAGGAGACGGGATGGTGCAGATTCCGCGACCGCATCTTCCTACCGCTCGTCATCGACGGCGCGATCTGGATGACGGGCAAGATGCTCGAGCGCATGACCGCTCCCCATACCGTGAAATGATGACGCTCGGCAGTTTGTTTTCTGGCTCAGGGGGCTTTGAACTCGGTGCTGTTCTCGCGGGGATTACGCCGAAATGGGCATCGGAGATTGAGCCGTTTCCGATTCGCGTCACTACGAAGCGGCTTCCCTCCGTCAAACATCTCGGGGATATTCACAATATCCGAGGGGACGAAATTGAGCCGGTGGACATCATCACCTTCGGCTCTCCCTGCACGAATCTCAGCATCGCAGGACGGCGGGAAGGGCTGCATGGGCAGGAGTCCATATTGTTCTTTGAGGCAATTCGTATCGTGCGGGAAATGAGGTGTGCAACGAATGGAAGATACCCAAGGTTTATCATCTGGGAGAATGTCGCAGGAGCGTTCTCGAGTTCCGAGGGGAGGGACTTTCAATCCGTCCTTACGGAGATCGTCCGCATCAAAGAGCCGGAAGCACCCGAGGTGCCTTTTCCTGAAAAGGGTGGATGGGCATACGCAGACATTCTTCTGGGAGACGGATGGAGCATTGCTTACCGGCTCATGGACGCACAGGGCTGGGGAGTTCCACAGCGTCGGCGCAGAATCTACCTTGTCGCAGATTTTGGAGGATCAAGTGCCGGACAAATACTATTTGACACCGAAAGCGTGCGTCGGGATCTTGCGCCGTGCTTCGCTGCGTGGCAAGGCACTGCCAGGGAGTTTGCGGATGGCACTGGAACGTCAGGCGGGCGGATAAGTGCGGGTTTCTGTACCGAGCATTCTGCACAGAGCCGAAGTATCGGCTATGCGGAGGAGAAATCTCCGACACTACGAACTGAAACCGTTCCTGCCGTATTCGAGTCACATGGCTCGGATGCACGGTACAACGGTCCGCTGGAAATCTGTCCGACTGTGCTTCGGCACTATGGCACGGGCGGAAACAATCAGCCGATTGTACTCAAGGACATACAGGCATACGGAATCTCGTCATTCCAGTCCAATGCCATGCGATCGGATAACCCGAACTCCGGCATCTATGAAACGAAGACGGCGCGGACGATTGACCAAAGCGGCGGGAACCCTGCGTGCTGTCAGGGCGGCGTTGCGGTCGTCTCCATCCAAGGCTCGATGATCGGACGCTCCGAAAAGAACGGCCCGCAAGGAAGTGGTATCGCAGAGAATGTGAGTTTTACGCTCAACACTGTCGACCGTCATGCGGTCTATGCCATGACGACGGGCTGCCACGCTCATTTTGCAAAGGAGAAATGCCCGACGCTCATGGCACGGGATTATAAAGACCCGATGGTCGTCAATCAACCAGTATATGCCGTCCGCAGACTGACACCGACCGAGTGTGGACGCTTGCAGGGCTTTCCAGACGGATGGTGCGCGGGGCTGGAAACCGACGATCCCACGGAGGAAGAGATGGCGTTCTGGCGCACGGTCTTTGAGACGCACCGAGAAATCACAGGCGGCAAGAAGCCCAAGACCAATACGCAGATTCGTAGATGGCTCTGGAATCCGCACTCGGATGCGGCAGAGTACAAGATGTGGGGAAATGGTGTTGCACTTCCTTGTGTGTTCTATGTCCTTACAGGAATTGCACATTTCGGTGATTCGGTGTATACAACAGAATCCGCTTGCTAATTCTTCCCATACGAGTGATGAATGTAATGACCAAAGTTCATAAAGGAGGAAACCACCATGAAGGTCAATTACAACATCCAAAAGGAAGAGCGCAAGGCGATGGTCGGGATCGTCGGCAAGGCACTCGGCGAAAAGCCCGTCTATTGCGGCGCACCGACATTTTCCTACAAGATCGGAGCATTCGAGATCACGAAGGACGGCGGTCTTTGCTTCGACGATGCCACCGACGAAGCGACACTTGCGCGTGTGCGCACGGCACTGCGCGAGGAGGGCTTCATGTCCGAGGGCGGGGAGAACGAGGGCATCTGCGCAGACACAGGGGCGAAGGAGCCGAGCACAACGGAATCCGCGACGAGCGAGACTCCTTGCGAGGACACGGCGCAGAACGATTCCACCCCGACGGAAACGGCAGATGCAGAAGCTGACTCCTCCGAAGATACCCTTTCCATCAGTCTCCCACGCAGCCTTTTCACGGAGACCGCACTGCAGAATCTGGACGCGCTCCTCCTGAGCAAGGGGCGGCTCATTCGGCACGCCTTTGACATTCGCGAGGCGACCTACACGCTGACCGATGACCGCATCACCTTCGCATGGCTGCACGGCACGATCACGGACGAGACGGCAAAGGCTTATGCTGAGTTCATCAGCAAGTTCTGCCTGATGGCGCGGACGCAGAAGCGTGTCACGGCAAAGGAGAAGATTGTGGACAACGAGAAATACGCATTCCGCTGTTTTCTCCTGCGCCTTGGCATGATCGGCAATGCCTACAAAGAGTCGCGCAAGATTCTCCTGCAGAACCTCACGGGCAGCAGTGCGTTTAAGAGTGGACATCGGAAAGGGGATGAGCGCCATGCATTTTCCGAGTAAGGAACAGATCGCTGCACTTCGGCGGCAGTACCCATGCGGGACAAAGGTGGAACTTCTCGGAATGGACGATCCGCAAGCTCCGCCGATGGGAACGAGGGGCGAGGTCATGGGCGTTGATGATGCGGGACAGCTTCTCGTCCGATGGGCGACAGGCTCCTCGCTCAGTTTGATCCCCGGCGTGGACTCCTTCCGCATCGCAGAGAAAGGCGGCAGGTCATGAACGAGAGGATTTTCACGCAGATCATGGACATTCGCGACTCCGGGCGGGTGAATATGTTTGATGTTCCCAGTGTTCAGCGGATGGCGTTCGAGATGGGATTCTACGAGTTGGTCTGCTTCATCGAGGAAGACCGCGCAGCGTATGTACGCTTCATCCTCACGGGTGAAAAATAGCCGATACTTTCAAGGATTCTGCACAGCCTTTCGGGGCTGTGTTTCTCTCGAAAAATAAGTGTGATTTATCGAAAATAAGACTTGCTATATTCTGCGTTTAGAGTGATATATACACATGATGAAAGGAACAACCTACACACAGAAAGCGAGGAACACAAAATGAGAAACGCAGAAGCAAGATGGCCGAAGACCACCACGATGGAGCACCTCGATGAGATGCGGTTCGGGACGAACGGCGCGATCCTTCGCTACGGCGAGCAGATCCTTGTCGTCGGGATGGAATGCTGGGGCTTCCACGCAGCCGTCTACGAGATGGTCGAAACGCCGGAGGATACGGGATTCGCGGACATCGAATGCCGCCTGAACCTCGTCGAATCCGCCACGGAGCTTTTCGAGGACGGCGGGCACGCGATGGCTTGGTGCATGAAGCGCATCTAAGCCGCACCAAACAACCAAACAGCCCTTCGGGGCTGCTTCTCGTTTCTGTGTTTTTGAGTCGCTGACAGCGGCTCTTTTTTGATGGGGGTGATTGCTTGCGAAAACTGACGGATTACACACCGACGAAGTTCATGGCAGAGGACGCGCACTATGACAAAGCCGCTGCGGACTATGCTGTGGGCTTCATCGAGTGCCTATGCCATACGAAGGGGACGTGGGCAGGGAAGCCTTTCGAGCTGATCGACTGGCAGGAGCGCATCATTCGTGATATCTTCGGCATCTTGAAGCCGAACGGGTATCGGCAGTTCAATACGGCGTATGTGGAGATTCCAAAGAAACAGGGAAAACAGCTTGCTCTCGATACGAAAATCCCCACACCGAGCGGTTTTACCACAATGGGCGATATTCGCGTCGGAGATACCGTTTTTGATGAAAACGGACAGCCCTGCCGTGTTGTCGCCAAGAGCGATGTGGATGACACCGAGCAAGCCTATCGGCTGACTTTTCGTGACGGCTCGTCCATCGTCGCAGGGGAACGGCATCTCTGGAATGTGGATTACATCATCGGGAAGCCGCGATCCGTCCTTTGGACAACGGGCGAAATCTATCGCCGAACGATGAGGCACAGAGAAAAATATTGGGATAACGAAAAGGAGGCACGCCGCTCCATCATCCGTATCCCTGCGGCAAAGACGCTGCAGATCGAGGAAAGAAACCTGCCCGTTGCTCGCTCCTGTTTTCATTATCTGGCAGAGATTGAGCCGCTCTCAGAGCGAGTCCCCATGCAGTGCATTCAAGTGGATAGTGCAAGTCACTGCTATCTGGTAGGGGAATCCTTCGTGCCAACGCACAACAGCGAACTCGCCGCCGCTGTCGCACTCCTCCTTTGTTGCGGCGATGGGGAGGAGCGAGCCGAGGTGTATGGCTGTGCTGCCGATCGTCAACAGGCGAGCATCGTGTTCGAGGTCGCAGCAGACATGGTGCGTATGTGTCCCGCCCTCAGCAAGCGAGTGAAGATCCTTGCCTCCCAGAAGCGGATGGTATATCTGCCGACGAACAGCTTCTATCAGGTGCTTTCGGCAGAGGCATATTCAAAGCACGGCTTCAACATTCACGGCGTGGTATTTGATGAGCTGCACACGCAGCCGAACCGCAAGCTCTTTGACGTTATGACGAAAGGCTCCGGCGATGCGCGAATGCAGCCGCTTTACTTCCTTATCACCACGGCAGGAACGGATATGCAGTCCATCTGCTACGAGACACATCAGAAAGCAGTGGATATTCTGGAAGGGCGAAAGATCGACCCGACCTTCTATCCTGTCATTTACGGAGCGAAGGAAGATGAGGACTGGACAGACCCCGAGGTATGGAAACGGTCGAATCCGTCGCTCGACATCACGGTCGGCATCGACAAGGTACAGGCAGCCTGTGACTCCGCACGGCAGAATCCCGCCGAGGAAAACAGCTTTCGTCAGCTACGTTTGAATCAGTGGGTGAAGCAGTCCGTGCGGTGGATGCCGATGGACAAGTGGGATGCGTGTGCCATACCCGTGGATGCAGAAGCCCTCACGGGGCGTGTCTGCTACGGCGGTCTTGACCTTTCCTCCACGATGGACATTACGGCATTTGTTCTTGTGTTCCCTCCGATGGAGGAGGATGAGCCGTTTGCCGTGCTTCCGTACTTCTGGATTCCCGAGGAGAATATTGACCTGCGTGTGCGGCGTGATCATGTGCCGTATGACGTGTGGGAGAAGCAGGGCTTTCTCATGACCACGGAGGGGAATGTTGTGCACTACGGATTCATCGAGGCGTTCATCGAGAAATTGGGTGAGAAGTACAATATCCGCGAGATTGCCTTTGACCGATGGGGCGCAGTGCAGATGGTACAGAATCTTGAGGGGATGGGCTTTACCGTTGTTCCCTTCGGGCAAGGCTTCAAGGATATGAGTCCGCCGACCAAGGAGCTGATGAAGCTGACACTGGAAAAGAAAATAGCGCACGGCGGGCATCCCGTCATGCGCTGGATGGCAGACAAC